CCTAGCTTTCCTTCTTTTACCAACTGCACGACCTGCTCATTAGTAAGCACAGGAATAAAGACCTTATCGCCAATGTCTTTAGAAAGAATCTTTACCTCTTCAGCAGTCAGCACCAAAGCTTCACCATGTTTCGCAGCATCATTGATGCGAGCAATAATCTGGTTGATTGGTAGTTTTGAATTGTCCATAAGTCTTCCTGAGATTAATGCGAATAAGGATGTTCCTGTCTATGTTGACTTGGCGGAACAATGTCTGTAATTGCTGTAATACTTTCAACCTCGTCCATTTCAAAGAAAAATCGCTCACCACCATTCACAGAAAGCAAACTTAAAACCCCACCATTGATGCCGACAAATTCTTTAATTGTGCATCTTCCATCCTTCAAGCACACCTGAACAAACTCATTCGGCACGAGTTCCGCATCTGGATCACAAACCACATACCATCCATTACGGATAGCTGGAAACATTGAGTCGCCAGTGCCTTTAATACCATAGGCTCTTGGTCCTGCTGAGTGAGTTGGAACATACCCATCTCCAGCATTTCCATCGTATCCCATATCTGTGAAATACCCATCCATACCCATCTTTGAATAAGCTTTGACGGGAACGTATCTTTTTTGAATAGGGAATGGTTTATCTGATGTTTGAACAAACTTAACAGCATCTTCACTATCTGGAATGTTGTACTTCTGCTTAAAGGCTTCAATATCAAGAACATTTAATTGTGCACCACCACCATCCAGCTGTGTGGCAATCATTTTATTACCTTGTCCAGCTAGCCAATCTTTAGAAACTCCTAAAAACTCAGCCGCTTTAACTAAATTTGACCCCTCCAACTCTTGGGTTGGGCCATTTACCCACAACCCAACATTAGCCCTGCTCACGCCTGCAAATCTAGCCAGCTCAGTATTTTTGAATCTTTTACCTGTCACAGATTCATAGTGCTTTATAGCTAAAGACATTCGCTCTTGAAGAGTACTCATAGTGTAAATCTCATGGCTATTGCCATAAACAAAATGTAAAGGAATCTTAACTTTTCATTTGTAAAGCTTGCTAAACTTCTAACAGTAAAGTAGACTTGACAAAGTAAAGTTGAAATTGGAATTAATTATGCGAATTGAGATGAAAACATCTGATGTTTTGGCTCGGTTCAATGCGCCAAAAATCGCAAAACTTTTAAAAATTAGCCGTCAAGCAGTTTACCAGTGGGGTGAATTTGTACCCGAAGCTGCTGCTTTTAAATTGCTTGAACAAGAACCAACACTACCAGTTAAGAGGGTTTCATGAGCCTTGAAAAAAAATCTACGCATGTGCGTTTATCTCCCGAAATCCATGAACGAGCAAAAATACTTGCTCATGTTAAAGAAAAGGATCTCGCGGCCTATCTAGGTTTTCTTATTGAAAAAGAGATAGTTGGCGAGTGGCATGTATTCAATATACAAGCAAAATCTTTCGCGCGTTTGGGAATGTCGGCTTTAGTACGGGAGTTAAGTACAGAAGTCAGCTTTTCAGAGGGATCGGAAGGGATTAACGGGAATTTAGACAAATAAAAAGCCTGATCTCGTAAATCAGGCTTAGTGTTCAAACAAGGTGGACCAAATGAACTATTCAATATTAGCAGACATTGAACTAAATCGGAAGATTAGTTTGTTTCAAAAAGCGGTTGAGGCTTATGTGCTTAATCGAACTCTCGAAAACTCTATGGCATTGGCTAAAGCGAAAGCTGATTTAGCTGCATTTGTATTGAGAGGTGTTTGATGGGTGCATTGAAGCAGGCTGAAATTATTCCAATTTCAAAAGGTAGGGACAAGATGACAGACAAGTTCGAAAAGGGCTATGTGATGTCTAGTCGTCTTTATCGTAGTGATGTGCGTCCATTTCTTAGTGATGCAGCACGTAATGTGTATGCTGAACTGGAAGACCGCATCAATGGTTTTAAAGACAAAACTACTGATTTTGTAAGTTACTCTCAATTGCAGGGCGGCAAGCTTGAAGGTTCTAAAAAACTAAGCACTACTACAGTTCGTAAAGGCCTAAAAGAATTAACCGATTTAGGCGTTGTAACTGTTGTTAGTTCTGATTCAAGAAAGGGTAATGAATACAGAATTAATGAGGTGTCATTAGTCGAGCACTTTAAAAACTGCAATACCACTTTAGAAAGTAAAGCACTACAGAAAGTAAAGCGCGAGCACTTTACTAACGAAAGCGCCAGCACTTTAGAAACTAAAGACACAATAGAATTATATAAAAATATTTATAGAGAGGAGAGCACACAAGAAAATCCAGTTGATGAAGTTCTGAATATCTGGAAACCAGATTTACAACAATTGAATTCTTGGATGCAAAGATCAGGTTTACCAAAAATCAATCAAGCTCAAGTTGAAGAATTACTTCTTGAAATCAACCCACACTACGAAAACAAAATCATCACTGGTGCAGTAACAAGCACTCAGATGTATTCAAATTTCGTGAAGTGGGTAAAACGTGATTTCAAACTTGTTGAAAAACTTTTCAAACAAGCAGAACAAAACAACACTCAAGCAATCAATCCTGAAAATCTCGAAACAGAAATGGGGGATTGGTAATGTCGAATATTCATAACATCCCTATGGAACAAGCAGTTCTTACAGCATTGATGACTGTAGACAAATCATTTGATGTTGTAAGTAACGATCTTGATGTTGAGTGTTTCTTTCCAGAGCGCCATAAGCAAATCTTCCAGGCGATTGCCGACCTTGCAAACGAAAACAAACCTTATGACTTCGTTATGGTTGAGCAGCAGCTTAAACAAAAAAACGTAATTCATTTGATGGGTGGTTCTGAATACCTGCTTCAAATGAGCAGTGAAGCGCCTTCAAGCTTTTACAACCTGGAGTCTTATGTTGCAGAACTAAACAAGTTCAAGGCACACCGTGAAGTTGAGCATATTGGTCAAAGCATTGCTGAGATTGCTAAAGACTTAACAATCCCTGACGTTCACATTGCAGCAGAAAGCATCCTGGATGGGAAGAAAACTTCAAACGATGTTGAGAAAACCAGCTTCACATTTGAAGAGGCTATGAACCGTGCTACAGATCGTTTAATCCAAAAGGCTGAGGCTAAAGCTAACAAGCAGTACACAGGCGTAAAGTTTAACTTAACTCACCTGGATAACCTTGTTGGATTAATTCAAAAAGGACACTTCTGCATCGTGGGTGGTCGTCCTGGTTCAGGTAAATCAACTCTAGCTCAAATGTTAGTTATTCAGACAGCAGTGCGATACAACGAGCCTGTATTGGTTGTATCTGCCGAAATGGATGTAGAGACATTCACAAACCGCTGTATCTCAGCATTAACCAAAATTCCTTATGACAACATTCATAACGCTGAATTATTTGATGGGATGTTGGCTCAATTTGCAGATGCTCAAAGACGGTTCAGTTCTTTGCCAATCCATATCGAAGACAAGCAAAAGCCGACAATTGCAGAAATACATTCTTGGGCTCGTAAAGCTAAGCGCAAATACAAAAGACTAGGATGCATCGTAATTGACTACCTTCAATTGGTTCGTGACCCAAGTAAGAAAGACCGTTACCAGGAAGTGAGCTCAATTAGCCGTGATTTAAAAGCACTTGCTAAAGAGTTTGATTGCCCAGTTATAGCATTAGCGCAGCTTAATCGTGAGTCTGAGAAAGGCAAACGTCCAAAAGCATCGGATCTAAAAGAATCAGGCCAGATCGAACAAGACGCAGACCAAATCATTCTGGCAAATCCAATCATTGGTGAAGACGACCTGCCATCAGGTGTTACTGAATTAATCGTTGCTAAAAATCGTCATGGCAAGAAAGGCGTAGTTCGAGTTAAGGACCGCCTAGACATTTGCCGATTTGTGACTATTCGAGAAGAAGAGAGAGGTGCAGCGTGAGTGTGCAAGTCCAAGTAACTTCGATTAATCGCCAAAAGATGCAATTCAACGTAGAGGCGATAGATGGTTCAAGAGTGATTCTAAAGCGTGCATTTAACTTCAAGACGGAAACGAAAAAGCACATTGAATCTGTAATCAATAAAGAACTTAAGACATTCAACAAGCCTTCGTATGGCGGTATTGAGATTGTCTTTATGTGTCCAGTAGGAGTGTTCTCATGAGATTAGCAAATGATAAAAAAACTCTAGATTGGATTGAGGAAATTGGCGGTGAGCAGTACGAAGCTAAATTCACTCATGGGACAGTCTACGGATATAACAAATTTAAGTGCCGTTGTGAGTTTTGCAAGGAAGCTAAAGCGCTAAGTAATCAGCGTGCAGCTTTGAAGCGTGCTGTAAAAGCTAATCCACCTCAGTCGGTTTTGATTGCGGGAGGTGTTGCATGAAACCAGTCAATAGAACTAAGAAATTGAACTTTGATGATCAGCTTAGCTTGCTCATGTTTGCTTGCCATAAGCCTTCGCCTTTCAGTGTTAAAGACGTGAAGGAATCAGTGTTTGATTTTAATCGCGGAACAATCTACAGCACTCTTCAAAAATTTGTTGAGTGGAAATATCTCGAGCGTGTTGGAAAGAATCATTACAAGGCTACGCAATACGCAAAAGACATCCTGAACGTTAAAGGGGAGTTTGTAGCATGATCGAATTCGTTGATTACACCGCAATGATGAAGCTGCGCAGAGCGTACAACCTCGGTACTCGTAATGAAGAAACAAGAGCAGCA